TAATAAATTAATAAATTATAATTTACATGTCATCGTTATATTCGTCATCTTCGTCTCCAAATTCATCTATATCATAACCATCTTCGTCTCCATCTTCGTCTCCATCTTCGTCTCCATCTTCATCTTCATCTTGCTGTTTATCTTCATCTTCATAGCCATATCGTGCTCTTATCTTTTTATTTAATATATCTTTTTCTTTATCTTCTTGATCTCCAAATATATCATCAAAAATATCTTTTTCCTTTGGAACAGAGGATTCTACTACATCTTCTTGATCTTCTTCAGATTTTCCTTTAATTTTATCAAATCTAGATATATCTGCAAAAAATAATGCTCTTGAAATATCATTATCATTCTTTGAAAGTTTATTCATTAAGAATAACATAAAATTAATAATATCATCTCTATCTTCTTTTGCTTTAATATTATTTTTAGATAAAATAGTTTTAACTTTTCCTAAAAAGTTACTTTTTAAAACTTCATCTTCTTTATATGTTCCAAAATAATCTTTCTCATCTTTAGAAGATATTAAATAATAAATAAAAGATAAAGTATTTTTATCCATTTTAATATTACTATTATGTTTTACAAGTTTTTCATAAACATTTATAAATGCATGTAATACTATACTTAAATTTCTATTTTCTAAAACATCTAAATTATAGACTTTAGATTCCTCTAATAAATCTTGTTTTATAATATTTAACATTGTATTATTTATACGATCTTTATCCATATCTGAACGATATAACATATCAAAAATAGCAATTGATTTCCATATTTGAGAAACTGCTTCTTTTGATATAAAGTATTTTTGATACAAGTTGGAGTAATCCTTTACATATTCGAAAAAATCATTTGGAACTCGGGGAGCTTTTACAGATAAATCTTCTAATGTTTCATAACATCTAGAATATAAATTATTTATAACAAATTTAACTTCTGGCAAATCTATATTTTTAGATTTAATAAAAAAGCTATTGTATAAATGTAATATATATATGAATTCTTTTACTCTTCCCATCATATAATTAAAATTATCATCAAAAAACATTTTTGCTGTTTTTTCTCCGGTCAATCCTGTTGGTTCGAGCTTAAGATTTCCATTTACATAATAATAAAAGTAATACACTTCATCTATTTTTTCTAGTGTGACCTCGCCTATCTGTTGTTTGAATTCTCTTCTCATTTTTTCAAGTTCTTCGCCTATAAAATTATCTCCTATTACTTTTTCATCTTTATATTTACAACCTAATATATCATCTTTTGGATTATTATATAATAATTTTTTGTTTTCAGTTGAAACCAAAAGTTTTTTCATGAAGAAATTATCAAATTTCATTTCTAATGCAATTTTTGCTCTTTTCTTTAATATTATGGATTTATAAAGTCTAAAAGAAGCATCAAATTCTCTTTTAACTAAATTAATATTTTTATAATTATCAATATTGGTACTATCTCCATTGCTTTCTAGTAGAAGATTATCATGGGAAAATATAAAAGGACTTTTTTCAATTTGATTATAATCTATAATTTCACTTGAAATCTCTTTGTACATATTGTAATAAGCATAGTGTAATACAGATGGAAAATTAAAATTGTCTACTATAAACAATTCTTTATATTCTGGTGAAATAATATCATCATAATGAAAGTAATATTTAGCACCTTCTCTATTTTTAGTTGATAGAAAATCTTTTATCAATGGATAAGATATAAACATTATATTTTCTAGAGATGGTTGCGATTTGATATATTTTTCTATTTCGCTTGGCTTATCAAAATAAGAATACCCCTGTTTTTTGTTTACTATGTATTCTCCATTTTCATCAATATCTATAAACAAGTTTTTATGATGACCTTCATTTAGTAATTTTTGAAGATCTGTAACAGAATCAATGTCAATTAAATCGGAAAAAATTACACTATTAAATGTTCTTACCAAAAGATCAGAATACTTGGGATCATATAATTTTGAAATGACATAATCTAAAAATTTTGTATAAATAAATTGATCAAGATCTTTTCTTTTTCCTATTATATTATACATAGTATTTGTATCGTCCATAAATATTTTCATTTTTCTATTATATTCATCTTCTAGTTCTTTTTTCTCTTTATTTATATCTTCTTCTTTTATAAAGTTTAGTTTAGAAGTTTTTATATCTCCTAATAAATCATTAGAAGCATAAAAATATAATCTATCATCTAATTCGCTTAATTCTTCCGGCGTTAAAGACTGTATTAAAGATGTAATTTCAGATGTATTTTTTGAAAGAGAAAATAGATATTTTCTTCTTACCATTATTTTGTCATTTTTTAATATCTGTTCATTATATTTTTTATAATTTAAAACTCTTATAATGCTTGGTATCTTATCAGGCATTCTATATGCATATTCTAAATCATTTGACAATTTGGTTTCTCTCATTTTGTCATTTAAAGGAGATATTCCTAGTAAATTTACAAGTTCATCTAAAGTTTTGCCTTTGTAAAAAGATAAACCATCTATTCCACTCATCTTGTTATTGTTGATTAAAAAATTAGTGTTAGTAACAAATTTTCTTTCCAATGTAGAATATACAGCTTGAATTTTATATTTTAGTTCGTTTTCTTTTTTGAGATAATTTAATAAATAAAAGTCATATATTGTTTTAACTTTATCATCTCTAAGTTTTGATACTATTTTTCCAGCTATATTTTTACCCTTTTTTTCGTATTCATCAGTTCCTAATAAAAGGTCTTCGTCATTATTATATATCAAATTTGAATTTGTTCCAAAATCAAGAATATATTTAACAAACTTTGGATTATTTAGTTTTTCTTTATAAGCTTTTTTAATTGAATCTAAATATATATTATTAATATGTTTAATTAATAAAGAGTTAGTATAATCACTTATTTCATTCATATTAGCTTGTTTAAGAATATAATCTTTTTGAGCTTTTTCTGAAATAGGAACTAATCCTCCGTATGCATAAGAAATTACAGATGATGCCTCTTCTTCTTTATATTTTATTGATTCTTGGTAATTTGGAGAAAGCTTTCCGAATGGTACTTTGTGTGGATCATATAAAAATACAATGTTCGAATCCATTTTATTTATTTATTTAATTAAATTTAATTAAATAAAAATGTTATAAATTTAATAACTCTACCTATAGTTGTAAAAAAGTGGAACAGGGAGAGAATAATCAAGTTTATCCTTGAATTCAAAACAAATAGGATGAAAAATCATTCCTAACATCTCACACCAAGAAATAGGATATTTAGTATAATTAAAATGCTCAACGCAATCTATTGGATTTTTTGATGGATTATTTCTTAAAAGTTCTAATTTTTTATCGAGTATTTCAATCATGCAGTTATGCCATTTATTTGTAAATTCGGTATTCGGTCTAAAAATATAAGAACAATTACCTATTAAACTTTCATATTTATCCTTGTAGTTTTCATTTGGAACCCCATTAGGTCCGATCTCTCTATAACCACATGCATACAAATTATTATTATTTATCATAATATCAAAACAATTTTTCCATGATCCTGTTTGTATTTTTATATCTGAATAACCTCCTCCATAAAAATTCATAAAATAGGTTCTTAAATAGTCGGCTTTATGTGTTTCTGATAAATATTGGTATGCTTCATGAAGAGGATGTGATTTTAATATATAATCATTTAAATTTTCAGGAGTAATTAAAGTATAATTTTCAATTGTTTCTAAACAGTTTTTTCTATTATTAGTAATAGGATTGTTTCCTGTCCAAAAACAAAAAATACGTTTTTGATTTAAACATAAAGTATCATTAGGAAAATAAAAAAATACATTTCCAGTTAAAGGACAACTATCAAAAACTATTCCTCCTAAAGAATATAAATAAACATAAATATCTTTTTCTTTAACTCCATAATGTTTTTCACATAAACCATTTAATTCTAATTCGATCAGTGGTTTATTTTTTAATATAGTTTTTTCCATTCCTTTTAAAACTTCTAATTCATACCCTTCAACATCTATCTTTATAAAGTCTATATCATTTCTTGTAAATACGTTAATATCATCGTCAACTCTTATACAATTTACTCCTGAATTATTATTTTCATTAAAATAATAACAACCAGAGTTATTTCCTTGATGATAAACAAGACTTCCTTTAGTAAAAGAATTTCCTACACATGTTTTATTGATAATTACTTTGTCTTCCATTTTATTTTCTGATATGTTTTTACACAAAAAGGAATGGTTTTCGTCATTAGGTTCGTATGCAATACAATTATTGTAAAGTCTCAAATAGCATAAAACTGTAGTTCCTATATGAGCGCCAATATCAATAAAACATCTATTTTTATGAGGAAAAACTTTTAAGTATCTTTTTACGACAGGCAATTCGTACAAATAAGGTTCTGTTTTTCCTTTAGTTATAGAATCGTGAAATATATAATCATTATGATAAAATTTAAAATTATCGTATTCTGAACAAAACATTTTATTTAATTTTAAATTTATCTTTAAATATTTTAATTTAATTTAAAAAGAAATTACTAGTATAAAATACAATATTATGGAGTCTTTAAACACTTTTACTTTCCCCCCTTCAATTACTTCAATTTCTGATTTTATGGAGAAAACAGATGATGACGGTTCTCTCCAAGTTTATTCTTATAAATATTGTAACAATGACAGTAACGATCTGGTTAAAAAGTCCCGAGGATTGGTATTTAACGGAGATACTCAATTATTCAAATCTTTAGGATTTACCCCTGAATATAATGAAACAAATTTTTCTTATTTATCAACGCTATCTTTAGAAGATTATAAATTTTTTAAATCTGAAGAAGGAACTCTTATTCGAGTATTTTTTTATAATAAATGGCATGTTTCTACTCATCGTAAACTTGACGCTTTTAACAGCAGGTGGAGTTCTAAAAAAACTTTTGGCGAGATTTTTACAGATTCTCTGAAAAAATGTTACGGAGAATGTGATCCTATCGAAAAATTGACATCTTGTCTCAATAAAGAAAAAGTATATTTCTTTTTGGTTCGAAATACAAATGAGAATCGAATTGTATGTAAGCCTCCTTCAGAAAATACTCCGTCTTTTTATTACGTAGGAAACATTAGTTTTGGAGATAACGGAGTATATTCGACAGATTTGCCAAGTGGAATGGATCAAGTTCCTATTCAAGATGAAATTAAATTTCCTTCATGGGACCAAGTTTTTGAATATGTAAAAAATGTAAATCATTACGAATCACAAGGTTTAATTGCTTTTGACAAAGACGGAAATCAATTTAAAATCATGAATGATAAATATCAATTATACTCACAAGTGAGAGGAAATGAATCTAATCTTGTTCTTCGTTATCTTCAAGTTCGCGGAAATCCTTCGTTATCAAATAAACTTCTGGAACTTTATCCAGAACAAGCGACATTTTTACTTAATTATGAATTTATTATTAATATGATCGCAAAAGAAATTCATACTGCTTATATTTCTAGATTTGTTCAAAAGAAACATGTAGTAGTATCAAAGAATGCTTACAAAATTGTAAAAGAATGCCATGGATGGCATATTTCAAATCGACAAACTAATAAAGTAACTTTTAACCAAGTAATGAGTGTTTTGACTCAAGAAAGATTTGTATCTACTTTATATTATCTTGTTAAAAATTATAAATCAGAAGGTCATATTTAAAAATAAAATAAATTAAATTCGTATAATTTTATTATATTTAACCAAATATAATAAATATATCAAATATCTTAAACATATTTCTTTATAAATATAAAATATAACTTGGACCATTTTATATAATTATTTCGATAAAAAATATTTAACAAAAATAAACAGGAAATAAAATATAAAATTGATTTTTAAAAATGATATCTAAAAAGAAAACATACTAATAAAACAATCAACTTACCGGCAAAATGTCATTCGATAACACTCAACTAACTTCGGCTTTCGGCTATGATGTAAACAATATGCGTTTTCGCAAACCTCTTGATGGTTCATTGCCAAATGATACAACTGTCAAATTTAAGCGAATTGCTATTGGAACAAAGAACCCAGACGGCTCTCTGGGTGATTTAATTATCCCAACTTTGCGTGTTTATTCATTTGGTTTGTCTCCAAATCGTGACCAAAAAACTGGAAAGATTGACGGCTATAGCATTCCTTTGTGTTTGTTTAGCCGTGACGATCCTACTGATGAACAGCGCAAATGGGTTGATACCTTTAATAATGTAGTTGAGCATACTAAGCAATATATTCTCGATCATAAAGATGACATCGAACGATATGACCTTGAACAAGCTGAGCTTAAGAAGTTGAATCCTCTATACTACAAGCGAGAGAAGGGCAAGATTGTAGATGGAACTGGTCCGACTTTGTATGCTAAAGTTATGCAAAATAAAAAAACAGGAACTATCTCCACGCCATTCTGCGATGAACGTGGAAATGATCTTGACCCAATGACAATTATGGACAAGCGTTGCTATGTAACTGCTGCAATCAAATTTGAGAGTATTTTTATTGGTTCTCGTATTAGTTTGCAAATTAAAGTTTATGAAGCACGAGTCCAAATGTTAGATTCTGCTCCACGACGCTTTCTTCAGAGCATGAGCTCTTCTTCAAACAATGTCGTAATGGAAGAAGATGAACAACCTCATCGCCCTTCTATTCTAGAATCTTCATCTGTAAAACAAAGTAACGATGATAGCGATGACGATTCTGGTTCTGTAAACGGAGATGACGAAAAAGAAGAACAACAAGCCCCTCCTCCTGCTCCGGTCCCCGCCTCTTCAGCTAAACCGGCGAGCCGACGTACTATTGGACGAAAACCGTAAATTATAACAAGTAATAAGTAAGAAATAGATAAAGATATTATTATATTATTTATATAATATAATAAAAATGTCAGATATATTGTTTTACATGGATAGAGATTTTATTAATTTTTTAAAAAAAAGAGTAGATTTAGATTCGAAAATTAATAAAAAACAACATAGAGAATATTGTGGAAATTTTAAAAGAAATGACGATGACAATAATCTTCTTATAAAAGATACTGAATATGAAGGGGTAATTTCTACAAGAGCTTCATGTACTTTCAAAGATGAAAAAAACAGAGATTTCTATCATACACACCCTATTTCTTCAAAGTCGTATCCTTCTTATGAAGATATTTTATCTATAGCAAAATATAAATACGAAAAAAGAAGAATTAGTGTAATCGGGACTTTATGGGGAATATGGTATATTTATAAAGAGAAAGATAAAAAAAAAATGGATGACGAAAAATTAATGCAGGAATTTAAAGATATTTATGGTTTATTGGTTGAAAAAATGTATTATGAAACGTCTAATGAAAAATTTAAAACTGAAAGAAATTATCCATATCGTTCTAAAAAATTTTCAAAAGATATTAAAGAAGTAATAAATGACACTATTTTTTGTCTTAATAGCCAATTTTTTGATTATTGTATAATTGGGTTTGTTCCATGGAATTTAGTAGATAATATTAAAGGATATAAAATTCCTTTTTACAAATATAATACAGACAAAGGAAAAGAACTAGGTTTTTTTATTAGAAAATCTAGAAAGGCGCCTAGAAAATCTAGTAAGGTTGTGAGAAAGTCTGTCAAGGCATCAAGAAAGTCTGTCAAGGCATCAAGAAAGTCTGTCAAGGTTGTGAGAAAGTCTGGTAAGGCACAAAGAAAATCTATCAAGGTTGTGAGAAAGTCTGTCAAGGCGTCAAGAAAGTCTGTCAAGG